ACCTGGGTCGGGGAATATTTAGTAGGGGGTGGTGTGTAGTGTTTGGATTACCAGAGGCTCTTATGAGTTTTATTCGGCGGCAGGTCGGACTGAGGACAGATGTAGCCAGCGCAACGGGTAGCTTGCATGCGAAAGTGGTGTATATTGCCGAAAAAGACATCGTTAAAAACGGCTCTGCGATAAAATCAATTCAGCGTGGCACTTTGGGTCTGTCTGGTTTGAGTGCCGCTGCCACTATATCTGAGGTTAATGTTAATAAAACTATGCTTAATCTTGTAGGGGCAAGTTCGAAATCAGCAGTCCAGGCAGGTACACCCGTAACAGGTCATCACTTTGTTAGGCTCGCATTAACAAACGAAACAACAGTCAGTGCCACTCGCGAAGCATCTGACGCGGGTGCAACTGTTAGTTATGAAGTTATAGAGTTTTATTAGGAGGTGGAAGAATGTACTACGCACAGATAGACATGGACGGCATTTGCTATGCAGTCACCCAGACATCGGGAACGATTGAGCAGGGTGATTTGGTAGAAATAGGCGGCTACGATGAATCCCTGCTGGGCAAGAGGCGTGTTGGCAATGTGTGGGAAGTAGTGCCTGTTGAGCCGGAGGAACCGGAAGAATAATCAGCATAGATTTTACCCAACGCCGCAGGGCGGTATTTTTTATGGGGAGGGGCGTGGAAATGGAAAAATGGGAGGAGAGAGTTGAATACCGACTAAACGATCATGCGAAGAGAATTATGGCATTGGAAATTAGTGAAGCCACACAGAGCGAGCGCATTACTTCCCTATGCCAAAAGCTGGATAGACTAGCAGAGACCATTTCTAATTGGATGATATTCGCCCAAAACTTATTTTGGAAAGTATTAGGCACGGCTGGTGGATTAATCATACTTCTTGGAGGATTCATGTGTTGGTACATACAGAGTCTGCCAAGGTGATTGTATGAAATTGAAAATTGCATTGGACTCAGTTTGGAACACATTGGGAGTCATCGTGACACACCCAACATTTTGGTTAGGGTTAATTTTATTTGTGTTTTGGACCACAACACTTTAGAAGCAGGGTGAGGTGAGGTGAGTGTATGGAGTAATGGGAGTAGGCGAACAGGTATTATTGGGAATCTTATCCATGATTATGCTTGCCCCAGTGGTGGACCGCATGGTTATATTCTTAAAACAGGCCCTTGCCTTTCTACCAGGCAAAAGTGAAAATTGCGTTACTTATGTTTTATTGGTCGGGGTTGCTGGTATGCTATGTTGGCAAGGACACTTCGATATATTTACCTTACTAGGCTGGCATTGGTGGCAAAATCCTTGGTTGGGTTGGTTGTCAACTGGTGCGTTTATTGCCGGTGGAACGAGCCTTTTAGGTAAACAGATGCGAATGGTAGGTTTATTACCTCCTATTTTAGGGGGGGCGATGAGCAGCGTTGGCTCAATGTTTGGATACGCCAACCCTGCTGAAACTAAGACTGAAATATCCGAAGAAGAACTCAATCAGAATGACAACTAGAAAGGAGTTTTAAACATGCAGATAGTAGACCCTGGGTTAAAATTCACCAATAAGTTTACGCTGCGCAGAAAAACGGAGCGTATAGTAATCCATCATGCGGCGAGCAATGGGGATGTAAGTGCTGCGACTATACACCAATGGCATCTTAGTAGAGGCTGGATGGGGATAGGCTATCAATATGTTATTAGAACAAGCGGTCTTATCGAATTAGGAAGGCCTCATAACGTAATAGGCTCACATAGCGGTTCCTTCGGTAACTCTACCGGAATAGGGATTTGTCTTGCAGGCAATTTCATGAACAGTGTGCCTACTGACGCTCAAATGCAAGCTCTAAAGGAGCTTATATTGCACCTGTTTGGAATATACGGTGTATTGCTCATCCAGGGGCACCGCGACGTAGGAGCTTCAGCTTGCCCGGGATACATGTTCCCGATGGAGAAAATCAAACAAATGGTGGCCGCTGGTAACGCCACCCCAAATTACCCCCCGGTCAATGTTATTGTAGGCGGCCAGGTGCTAAAGGGTTTCATTTACAATGGTCGGACGATGGTATCTGCCAGAGAAGTTTTGACCATTCTGAACATTCCTTATGGGTGGGACGCTGGGACTAACTCAGTTGTACTTGGTTTTTACAAGATACCGGCCATGATTGTCGAGGGCACAGGTTATGTACAAATTAAGGAGATTGCTGCTGCCATAGACAGACAGGTTGGGTGGGATGCGAACACTAGAACCGCAACAATAGTGTAGGGAGGTGGATATTATGGAAGCTATTGGATTACTGGCGTTGGAATCTCTGTTTTACGGGGTGCTTATAGCCCTGGGACTTTTCTTGGTTGGCTTAATTCGCAAGTACAGCATACAAGAAGAGGTAGTAACTTTGGTGGCTGCTGCTGAGATGGTGTTCGGAAAAGGCAAGGGTAAAGAGAAAAAGGAATGGGTATTGACCCAGTTGGTCAAAAAATTCCCATTCCTTAATAGGCAAAAAATGGATAATTTAGTTGAGAGATTTGTATTTGAGATTACAAAGTAAGTATGCTTTCAATCAACTCTTGATTAGATGCCAGACTGTCGTTTATTAGTTCATCTATAGTTTTGCCTTTAGTGAGCTTACCTGTTATGTGATAAAAGATAGTAGGCCTATCTTGACCAGGGCGGTGCAACCTCTTTCTACTTTGTTGGTATTGCCACAAAGCGTGTGTTTTTGTGTAGTATATCCCGTACCTTGCCCTGGTCAAGTCTATTCCTTCAGACCCAGCAGAAATTTGTACAACCAACACGCTGGTTTTACCAGAATACCAATTACTTGATGTGTCTCTTCTACCAGAGATTTCTGAGCTCTTTCGTCCCATCTCTCTGACTGCCTTTCTTATATTGCGAATATCTGGGATAAATCTGGCAAATACCACCAGAGCCTCTTCTTCAGGCAAGCTGCTCATCAATTCCTTAAAAGCGTCTTTTCTAGCTGTATCTATCTTAACAACACCTTCGTCTGTAGGTAGATAACCGCTAGTGAGTTGCTGTAACCGTAAAATAACAGCCAATACGTTACCAGAATCTACCAAGCCTTGTTTTAGCTCCAACACCCCTTCCTTTCTCAATTCTCTGTAATATTCCTCAGTTTTCTTAGGTAAGTCAAATTCCCACGGAATATCCTGTACTAGGGGCAAATTTTGATGTACCTCAGGCATAAATGCGCAAGAAAACATCTTCTCATGCAGTTCATCAAGATTCTTGTAGGGATTGCTCTTATTGAGCATGGAGAATCCACCGGGAACTTGTATCCAGTTAGCATACCTTTCTTTGAATACAGCATAGTTAGTACCGAATATTTCTGGGTTTAAGAACCTATACTGAGCATAAATATCCAAGGGAGACTGGGCTAGAGGGGTACCAGTCATCAAAAATCTGTTTGGCACCCTCTTACCCAGTAAAGTCAGGAATCTTGATACCTTGCTTCCTGGGGTCTTAATACGATGACTTTCATCGCATATAACGCAATCCAACCCGACTTTGAGTAGATAATTTCTGAGGGGTTCCCGCCACACGCTGTCGTAATTATTCACAATTATCAAATGGAAATCCTTGTACAATTTGATGGCTTTCTTTATCTCACTAACCTTACGTTCACCAGATAGCCCCGAAACGTCTAAAATCTTGTAAATATTTTGCCTGTAGTGCTTGTTAAATTCAGTAGGCCACACCCGGCAAACTTTTTTCGGACAAACCACCAAGGTAAGTTTGAATTTGCGTTTAGTTATGAGGTCAATCATTATTCTAGTTTTACCCGTGCCGGGCTTAGTGTATAAAGCCCCATAGTTTCTGGGTTTAAAGTACTCCAGAGCCTCTGTTTGATGTTTCCATAATTTAGTCATAGTCATCTACTTTACACAAATCATGAAACATACCAACAATATAAGGGCTTTCAGGTCTTTCCCATTATACGTAGTTAGCAGCACTAACTGTTCTGCTACATCAAAAGAGTGGTCAAACAATCCTCCTTCATAGTTACCATGATGTGTACTAGAAGCAGGAGCATTAAAAAATCCCCGCTCAATTAGCTTTGAAAAATGACAATTACCCGGCATAAATTCTTTATATTTACTCAATCTATCCCTATACTTATCCCCTTTGTCTTTTCTCCCTCTATCTTCCATTACTTGTGACCTCCTTTTATAATCCTACCGTCTTGGGTAAAGTACCAGCCTGTGAAAGAGGTATTGTATACACCCCTGCGCTCGATTATATTCTTGACCTCATCAAGACTCCATACTGCTACGCAAATAGCTCCAGCCTTTGCCCACTTTTTCAGATTGGCTTCTTGAGCTTTTGTGGGTTTATTACTGTTATCTGGGGTCTTGACTTCTATTCGGTATAGTTGACCGTCCCAGCACATATTGATATCAGCTCTGCTGGATTGATAAGCGTTACCCATTACTTTCTCAGCAATACAATCCTTTACCTCGTGATTTAAATACTTTAAAATGCCGTTTACTATTGAGCTTTCTAAAGGCATTACTTTTTCCTCCAATATTGACCGCACTCAGAGCATAAGTACCACTCACCAAAAAAACCAACCGTTTTCCAACTAGAGCTGTGAAAAAGCCAACACCAAACTCTCTTTAATACTATTCTCATACTTTATCCCTCCTCCAGTATTGACAAGGACCATCTTCTACGCAAGGGGGTACTCCTAATCTAAGGGCCAAGCCCCTCAAGCTACACTCTAGAGGGTTTTCTTGGCAATTTACGCAATACTCCAAAGCGTACTCAGCAAAATCAAATACAATATTTCGGTCTACGCTTATTGATTGTGTTTTATCTGTAATTAAGCTATCAGACTTTAATTGAGGACTAACCCGCTTGATTAAATTAAGTATGGCTCGCAATTCTTCTTTCTCCACCCCTCTCATTTCTTCTTTCAAAAAATTGTCTAGACTAATGATAATTGAATTAAGCCAGGTCAAAGATTTTTTTGAGTAGTGCGTTACCTGATTTCCAAAATATTGCTGCATAGCTGCGGCCCAGTATATCACCTCCCGCCTGTTTGCATTCACGTAATTCGCCATGATATTCCCCCCTCCCAGCTATCCTACCACAAACTTCACACGGATGTGTTAGGTGACTTAAACAACCCTTATGACTACAGGGTTCTCCATCCTTTATTGCTCCCTCTAGAGATAGGTTTTTGTCGTCCAAATACACATTAGCGTATATTTTACGAGCGTTGTCATTATACTTAGCCACTACTTCAGGTATATTGTCATTTACAGCATCAAAATCTATACCCAGACAGTTGCAAAAATTAACAGCCTCTTCCAGTCTTTCTTTGGTACGGCAAGTCCAGAGTACAATTTTATAACCCCTTTTTCTGTACTCATATATTAACCTGATAGTAGATGGTATTATTGGCCCTATGTCTGGAAATTTGTCCTCTACAATAGTTCCATCAAAGTCTACCGCCAAAATAGGTGGTAGACTTTTGTCCTTAATAAGAGGTAGAATTTTATTCGTCTTTTCATAGAAATCATGCAAGTAAGCACAACTATCTAATCTTCTGCAATTGCTACAGGCTCTGTCCCTAGGATGTCCGTTTTCATCTTTACATCCTACGCAAGTCCATTTATTCTCCACCATTCAATTCCTCCTTTAGGTGTTGTGTAAACCATACCCTCACCCACCCTTGAGTGTCTACACTGCTTTCCCTGAATAGCTCAGGATATTTCTCTCTATAACTGTTTCTTATCGTCTCTTTTAAGTTTGTCAATTCTTTCATGGTTTCTAAATTCTCAATACCAAAATCCTTATACGCCCAAGACCTGATTTTATCCATAGGCTTTTCTATACTATCTTTGTACATATCGTCTACATAGCAAAAATGAACCCAACTATCTACAATTTTGTAATGAATTTTAGTCAAGGCCATTATTTAACATTCCTTTCATAAAGATGGAGAGAACCAGCTATATGATGATATTCGCCTAGCCCTACTCCTAACTCCATAGCCATCTTGACTTGAAGAGAAGTAAAACAGAATACGTCATAGGGAAAACCCATCCATATGTCATTACTGCGCATATATACAGTACTGTGAAGTTTGTTGTCTCTTATGAAGTACTGGATACAGATAGTACACGGCAAATCCTTAGTAGGTTGATTGTTTGGTTCTTTTATGTGTATTACTGCTTGACGGCTGAGGGGGTCTTTTTGCAGTAGGTTTTTGACATATCCCCACTGGTCAAACCCAAATTTGTGATAGATTCGGTGACCGTAAGCAGAATTCACAGTTTCTCCGTCATCAGATAACTTTTCCCAGACTTTTGAGTAGGGGGATATGGCCGAAACCATGTTACTCCCAGATAAATACCAGAGCAGTTCGCCCACAGCATATTTCATGGATAAATTACGTTTTTTAGATAAAACCAATCCCTGCCGGGGGTCTTTAATAACGGTACAAGCATTAAGAAATTCACCAACTACAGCCCCATCTCTGGATGGTTGTTGGTTATTTTGCTCTAATAATCTGTTATACCACCATTCCCAGGCCTCTGTTGCGTTACAAGCTAAACAGTACTGCATTATTCGCCCCTCCTAAATTTTAAAAATTCTATGGCTGATTGCTCAAGAACTTGTAGGGATTCGTTATTCTCAATAATCAAATCGTAGTTGTACTTTTCTACGTTAGCATCAGATTCATTGTTGAATCCCTTTTTTCTAGCTTTGTTCCGGTCTATGAGTATAGTGATTGCTCCATGTCTTTTCCGATAATAGTCTATATTCCTGGGTTCTCTACAGTGTATAAATACGATGCAGTTATCTCCATAATCTTCCCTAGCTCTCAAAAGTCTATCCTCAGTAGCGGCAATAACTCCATTAAATAGGGTTTCAGATACTTCCATCAAATAGGCCAAAACTTTCCGCACTTTAGGAGTTTTCTCATTACCATCCCAGCCTAACATACTTAGAGCTAGTTTAGCTGGGGTACTGGTAACATAATTAACTATTGGTTTCGTACTGTGTTTTATACATAGTTCTACAAATTCATCCTTACCACTACCAGGATAACCGTTAATAACAAATATCTTCACAAAATTACCTCCTTTACTTACTTCCCCAGGCCCCGATACCCACATCAGCCTCAATAGGCACTTTAAAAGATACTCCAAACACATCTAGGGCTTGTGGGTGGGCCATAATACTTTTGACCTCTTTAACAGCCTCATCAACATTATCCTCTGGTACGTCCATCAATATACTGTCATGTACCGTACCTACAATGTTTAAGTCTAAGGGTTTTCTCAGAGTTTTGTCAATCTCTACTGCTGCTAATAACAATAAGTCTGAGGCTGTACCTTGAACTGGACTGTTTATGGCTCTGCGAACAGCCTTGCTACGAGTGTAATTATCGCTAGAGTATATATCGGGCAATTTCCTGAATCTACCAAACCTATTCTCGACACCACCATTAGCTTCACAAATAATCTCCATTTCTTTATGCCATTTCAGTAATCCTGGGTACTTTATAAAAAACAGTTCCCGATACCTATTGGCTTCAGAGTGGTTAAATACCGTATCGTAATTGTCAAAAGCGTAACTTACAAATCCTTTAGCAGACATACCATACAAAAACCCAAAATTAACAGGCTTTGCTCTACTTCTGGGTTCTCCTTTTACCTGGTCTGCGGATAATCCTGTTAAAGACATGGCCGTTTCTGTGTGTATATCACCTCCCTCTCTGTAGATTTTTAACATAGTGGGTTCATTAGCATAATCCGCAGCTATTCTCAGTTCTATCTGTGAATAATCTGCCTCTAATAGTACCCTGCCTGGAGGTGCTGTAAATAGGGTTCTGAGCTCTTTATTTCTTGGAACCTGCTGTAAATTTGGGTTGGAGCATGATGTCCTGCCAGTTACTACATTGGTAAGATTGAAATTTGGATGTATCCTACCGTCATAGAAAGCATCATCTTCCCAACGGTTAAGGAACTTTGAGTTAGCTCCATAGTAGAATTTATAGTCAAGTAACTGTTCAGCAAGGGTAAACCCCTTTGATTTCAGTCTTTTGAGTACTTTGGCATCACTGGAAGGTTCTCCAGTCTTTTGAGATAGCTTTATCACAGGCATATGCTCTTTATTAAATAATACATCAGATACCTGTTTTGGGCTATTCCAGTTTATATTGTGTTGTTTATTGAGTACAGACAATTTATCTTCCTGCTGTTTGCGGTAAACTTTACGAACTTTGGATAATTTAGACCTATTGAGATATATCCCAGTACGTTCAGCTCTCCGATACATCAAAAATGCTGGTCTAAGCAGATGTTTGTAAACTTTCCACTGTTGAGAATTGAGTTTCCTATTAAAGAACTGGAACAATTTCCATGGGTTCTCCAAGTCTTTCAGTAAATACTTTTCAACTGTGGGGCTATTTGGTTTTTTCTTTTCCTTCAGAGGTATATCCCAATCAGGCACGCCTAACCAGCTCTTACTCATTTCTTTGAGCCCGTGGGGAGCAGCCAAGTCATAAGCTGTACCCATAACCATGATATCGTGATGTATTGGTAATAAGATGCCGTACTTTAGCTGGATGAATAAGGTATCGAATTTGCCGTTTTGCCAAATAAGTATGACTTTCTGTTCTTTCAGTTTCCTGGCTATTCTTTTGAACTTATCCAGGTCTTTGTCCTGATGCATATTGCAAATAATTCGCTTACCCATATCGTAATCTAAATCCTTAACTAAACCAATACCTATATAATTTATGTTGTCTCTGTATCGGTCCAGTCCAGTAGTTTCTATGTCTAGCACCGCATATTTATAGGCCATGACCCCCACCTTCCTTACTGTGCTGTTCACAGCAATCAAAAATACTGACTACTTTGCTGCCGCATTTACCCAGCGTTTTTGGGTAAATTCCTCTGTTGTCAAACTTAGTACAACTAAGGCATATACCAAAACTAAAGGCCCCTCTTATAGCAAAGTGGTCTTCAAGAGCCTTGAGTAGCTGCAATGCCTCAGAGTATCTGAGTTTATTATCCCCTACCTTTAAACCAGCTTTTGGGTTGACGTCAACTTTATCTTGAATTGTTTTACGACAACTCTTCAAGAGCATTTCTAGAGGGTTTTTATATTCGGGTGTACCTTTACTCACCACACTCACTTTTCGCACCACCTCGCACAAATCTGTACAGGAGAAATCGACAAGTTACTTTAGGGCTATCCCTTTCCAACAAGCCTCCCTTGAATCACCCTTTCGACCTTCCTTATATCCTTGAGACCGTAAGTGTCGTATGAAACCATGAGGTTTATGAGCAGTTCGGCCAGTGTCAAGACAAAATCTCAAGTAAGAGTCATACAGAGACTTTTTAGGAATCCAGTATTTTTGGCCTTTTTTACAATCCTGAGATAGAAAAGCATGAATACTGTCGCTGTCCTGGCGCAAGCCTTCGACCAATTTATCGCTGGCCTCAGTATTAGGTATCTCTGTGAGAGGCAGTCTTTCCAACAAGAAAGGCAGTACTTCTTCCACACTTTCAGGGCTACACAGCTGGTCTACATAGGCATTATTCAAGTCTAGCTCAAGAGGCATAGGCAGTATCCTCATCCTTTTGTAGAAAGCATTGGATTTTTCTTCTAACTGTAGGGGCATCTGGTTGAATGAAAACACAAGTTTGGAGAAAGGCACAAAGAAAAATGGCTCTTTACCTTTCTTTTCATGCATTATTTGGTCCCCTCCAGTTATCTTCTTGAGATTCTCAATAGAAGACAGAGGTAAGGATGAGTTATCTGCACAGGAATTAAGCAACCTATTGTACAATTGAGCCGGGTAAAATCTCTGATTTAGCTCGTGCATTGATAAGGAGGAAGTATTGGCCCTACCCACCATAGTTTCAAAAAACCGTATAAGTACAGACTTACCTGTGTTAGACTGACCGTATAGTATAAGGAAAGTTTTCAGGCCATAATCAAGAGTCAAGCAGTATGCCATATAATCCAGCAACATATCAAGTTCTGGCTTGTCTAATTGCACTTTACCAATCAAAAAATCGTACATTCTGGTATTCTCCCACTTTTTTGACGATTTAAGGACAGAGTGGGGTATCTGTACTGTGTGGAGATATTTGCTATCGTGCTCAATTAGCTTGCCTTTTTGTATATCCCAGACCCCATTCTTGAAATTTATCAAATTTTTGTCTGAATTCAAGTCTGAGGCTTTGCGCTGTATCCGGGTATCATCTATCAACAAACGATAGCATTCTACCACACGAGAATTAGTTATCAGAGGGTCATAGGCAATCATTTCCTTAATTGTGTTTCTTACATAGGATGATGCTTCTATATACACTCCTTCCCGATATTGGTAACACTCACCCCCTAACACAAATAAATCACCTTTATTCACAAAATAATCGCCAATAGCTCTGGCATTAGGCTGGCTGGGTATGCCTTTAGCGGTATATAATAAGTATGGGTTATCTCCCTGTGGCTGGGCCGGGTATCTTTTGGTATTCTCTACAATACCGTTAAGCTCATCCTCAGCCATAGGCTCAGCAAATATGGTATTGTTAATTACTTCAGCCATAGTTGCTATCTGGGTATCGCTGGCCCCTCTGTGTTTATAAGCCATAAGATGGGCAAATAGGGTAGAATTACGCCCATCACCCTCTTTCTTATCCAGCAAAGATTCTTTTCTGTTGGGTATAGGGGTGAATTCCAGGGGCATATCTATGACTTCTTTGACTTTATTAAACTTCCTATCAGGTAAACCAAAAGGCAATATCACATAGCCTTTATTGGCGCACCTAAAATCGCACTTTAACCCACAAGGTAAAACCATCCCAATTTTCTGTGGAAATTCCTTGTCTGTTTTGAAATATAGATGGATACCCTTGGGAGTTTCAGCCATGAAAGTTTTCAACCCTAATTGCTTAATTACCTGTAAGGCTTGTTCTTTACCCTCATCTATGTCTACTACTATATATCCTGATTTAATCCACCAACCTATGGTTCCTCCAGAGAATAGGTGATTCTCGGCAGATTCTACGTCAACTATGGCAGGGTCAGTCCTCTCTTTACCCTGGCAACGGACATAGGAATCTTGACCCAGCAAGGAATTGAACTCTTTGAGTTTCATTACCTCACCTCACGGTCTTTTACAGTAGTTTCCATAGAAGAATCTGTATCCAACCAACGCTCCAGTCTAGCCAACTTTGCTTGAATTCTATCTTGTAGTTCTGTTGGAGTTATGTCAAAAATCATTTCTATATGTTTACTAACTACAGTAACGTCAGCTAATTCATCAATTACTCTGTCTCTTAGGTCAGCACACGCAGCCTCGTGACTATGATACCGGGGATACTTAGCTAGTACGCAAGCTAATTCACACAGCTCTTCAGTAGCTACTGTAATCTGATTAGTGTAACCATAGGTGTTCTGAGCCCTCTTCAACAACTTTTCCAAAATTCTCCCCCCTTTAGTAATTCACGTCCTCTTCTGTAAACTTCAAATAATGTAATACGTCCACGTTAGAGTATTCAAATATTCGGGCAGTTTCAGGAGATATTTTCTGATCTCTCCCATACACAACCTTCTTTATACCGGCAGCTACAATTGCTCTGGCGCAATCCTCACAAGGGTATCTGGTTACGTACATTACAGCCCTTGTTAAATTGTCGCGGCTATTGCAGATAGCGTCAATTTCTGAGTGGATAGCCCGGCAGTCTTCAGGGTTACGATGGTCTTTTGTGTTCTCTCCATACTTTTCTACTCTCAAGCAACCACGAGAAGTCTTACAGAAGTTGGGTATAGTTCTATTTGCTCCCAGAGCTAATATTTTGTTGTCTCTGGCAATTACGCAACCAACTTGTACCTTTAAGCACCCAGACTGCAATTTGGCGTAAGTGCTTGCTAATTTTAGCATTTTACTGGCAAACATTCTCAATGACCTCCTTAAATTTTGATTTGGGTATAACTTCATCGGTATATATACCGCCTACAGCAGATATTATATCAGGCAATTTGCCTGAACCTTTCACAAACCACTGTATGTCAAAGTTGAATGCGCTTCTTACTAATTCTACTACATTTATACCCAGTCCTTCCAGCATAGGTTGAAAATCTCTACATTTACCTGTCCGGGAATATTGGCAACCTCCGCAACCGCTAGACTTGAATTTTTGACCTTCGAATTGATTCACTATTTTGTTTACTAACTTACCAGATATAGCCTTGATACCGCCCATAGTAAAGTATACTTTTTTGTTTTCTGGCATGCTGGGCCGCATCTTGATATAGTCTTCAGTACGTATCTGAACCATAACAAGGTAGACAAATTTGCGTGTTTTAAGATGACTAAACAGCGGCGCTTTAGGAGGGCAACAAGGTCTAGCTCCATACTTAGGGCAGCCATCTCCTTGAGTACACCTAGAGTTGCGGGTATTCAGGTCGCATTGGTGTTTTAACAATAATTTAGGAGGCAACCTTTTAATTTGAACCTTCACAGGTATATAGTTGCCTCCCGTAGTACGCTTATCCAGTTCGAGTATCATTTTATCACCTGCCAAGCAACCCAAAAAGACATTAGGTACACACTAATATTGACAACATATAAATCAGCTAGAGCTAATAAGGCAGCTAGAAACAGAGCTAACAGTACTCTCACAGTCATTTTACTATATTTTTCCTCAGCATGAATTGTTGGGGTTAATGATATTTTGTAATTTTTCTTCATGTAATACCCCTCCCCGGTATTTATTTACGGTTTTCAAGAATCGTGGTAACATCTGGTCTTTTGTAACTCTAGAGGTATCAATCCTAAGAGAAGTAAAGCCGTGTTGCCTGAAATACTCTACATTACGGTCAACTGTTCTCCACTTTGAATATACTTGCTCTTCTTTGATGGGTTTACCACCATTTCGCTGGTATATACGTTCCAAGCATACCTCGATTGGTGGAAGGAATGACATTATGATAGTGCTGGGGTAATCCTTAAACAACTCAGCATAGGTAGACTTTATTGTGGAAGCTATGACTCCTTCCATGAGCACATCCAATTTGGTATAATTCCAGGCCCAAGCCAAAGCCGTTATAGTTTCTTTATTATTCTTGTAAGTATCTAAGCCTCCAGTTTTATTGAAATACGTCCCAAGAGCAACCCAGCCATAAGTAGGAAATATTGTAAGGTAAGGCCGTTTGCCTCCTTCAATACCAATAACCTCCCTCTTTGGGTCATCCATCATAGAGATAGGTATTGTGGATTTACCAGCACCATTACACCCTCTTATGTTAACTAATGCCCTCAAACCCAACCACCCCCCTCTCTAACCATTCTTTACAACGGTGTTTTTGAATACCCTTATACCCCTGCACCTCACCTAAAAATTGATGGCTAAAGGCCTCTAAACGATAGCCCCACAGTTCCTCCCACATATAGTTATAATCGGGCAAATTTGCTTGTAGTTTTATGATTTCGTCCTGTACCCGGTCTATATAGTAACCACCGTATCGGGTACCCTTAAATAGTTTTCGGAAACCGCACAGAGAAGTCTCTATATCTGTGATGTGGGTAGATGCTTGGGGATATTGTTTTTGAATAGTCTTAATTATATAAGGCAGTCTTTTCTCTAGTAGGCATAAAGTGTTATGTTCCAAGTAACCAGTAGAGTCAAACGCTTCTGCTTCATCATCCCGGTACAGTATATGCAAAGCCCCCGAAGTAGCAGTATTACCCTTCTTCCAGTCAAACCAGACAGCATTAGCTTTGATAGGGGTGAGTTTAATAACCGCTTCAATAAACAGGAATGCGGTGAATCTGCCAAAATACCGCCAATTCATCATTTCTTTATACAGATTCATGTAGGTTTCTTGAGGACTTCTACCCTGTAACTTCTTGAAATATTTCACAGGGTCATGTCCTACCTTTTTCATCCAATCAGCAACTAAAGGGACAAACCAATCCATGTTTTTCACGTATCTGCGGTCTGTTTGGAATATGAGGGGTGCTTTGAACACGCTCCAGAAATCTTTGACTTTTTTAGGAGTTAAAGTATCGTCCAGAGGCAACTCTTCAAACAAGAATATCGTAGTACCCACACAATAGCAGGTAGAGTACAGATAAGCCATCCATAGCCTATTCTTAGTAGATAGGTGGTGTTTTTCAGCATATCGGGTTAGTATAGGAAAATTCATATCGAAATCGCCCAAACTGTGGTATTCCATAAACTTATTAAGCCTCCAGGGATGTCCAGTATCTCCCGGTATATACATACAATAGCCTCCTTAAATACAAAAAGGGGCACAAAGGCCCCAGTTTGTTTTATTCATCCTCCCAGTCATCGTCGTCATCATCGTCATCTTGTTCAGCTATGTGCTTCTCTACAGCCTTGCGGACTTTCTTTTCATCTTCCCGGTCTTTCTTGGGTATGCTGATACTGTTCTCTTTGGCGAAGGACAGGAGTTCTTTTAGTCCAGCCTTCTTAGGGTCAAAAGCATCATCATCCGGGTCATCGTCAGGGTCTGGGGTAGGCTCGTCCTTCTTGAGCGGTAAGAAAGTGGAAATTTTAGCCCGAAGAGAACCATTGTACTCTTCATGGATTACTTCAATAATACAGACACGGCCAATAAGCTTGTCCAAGTCAATTTTGATTTTGCCTTCAGCCTTTACGCCAATAGCCTCAAAATAGGTTTTCAATTTCCACAAAGCTTTCTGGGTCAGAGGGAAGTTCTCAAAAACCTTGGAGCCTTTGCTGTCCCCTTTGATAACTTCAAAAGTACCTACCAGCATATCATCTCCTGCCTGGCTCTGCTTTTCCTCCAGTTTGGTTAACTTGGCAATGTGCTGTCCTTCGTCACACCTAGTGAAACTTTCTACCCCTGTAAAATCCAGTTTTTTAGTTGCCATTTACTTTTCCCCTTTCATTAATTTCATGATTTTATCATAAGTTGGGTTATATACCAACTTAGGTAACTTGATATTAGCAGGTTTCTGAGTTTTAACCCAATAATATGGGTTGGTAGCCAGATGGGCAGCGTGCCGGGTAATAGTAACTATTGAACCGTCTGGCTTTTCCTTTTCTTTTTCGATAACCGTAGTATGGATACCGAAATTAGCCATACCTTCCAAGTAGGTACGTGCCCCTCTGGATACGTTGGGTCTTATGTCTGGGCTTATTTCGTCCTCATAGCCCTCAATAGAATCAGCAACCTCGTGGCAAGTAAGAACCACTATTTTGTTTCTGGCAATTAGGTGAAACAGCTTGATTAGCTCTTCAGTATCCGTCTTGAGGTCACCCCACATCTGTTGAGTGACTCGTTTCTTTTTCTGTACAGCATTCTGGTCTATCCACTCATTGACTACTAGACCAAATGTGTCTACCCCTACAGCAGCATACTTGGTGTCTTTCTTCAGTTCTTGGGCAATCTCCCTCAGTTCGGTAAGATTTTCAGGGGCCAGGGCTTTTATACCTTTTTTACCCGATATGGTATTGCTGCCGTCATCCCCAATTCGTAAATATAAGAGGGGTTTGGGGAAAGTTGATAACAGCTCAGTCTTACCACTGGTAGACTTACCGTAGATAACCCATAAATTAGACCCAGGCAGCTGGGATATGTCTTGGGCTTTAGCCAGATGGCTCATACATTCACCCTAAAGAACTTGTCCAGTATTTCAGGCTTGATAACCTGACTCAGTAGCTGCCGGGTTGCTTCTTCTGGAGAGTAGCTAGCGGGGAGTTCTTGTATCAGCTTTTTGCGGGCATTGTCCAGAGCATCTGTCATGTGCATAAGAGTAAGGATATCCCATTCACCGACTATTATGGTTTTGATACCGTATCCATCATCAGCCAGGACTACTGCGCTGCGCAGTTCAACCAATTTTTCGTTTACTTCGGGCTTATTTCCCTTTACGATTATTTCTATCATCTTCTTTTTCCTCCTTAATTGTGTAATCTGTGTCTATAACGTACTGTACATCTGCTCCTGTAAACTGAGCATAGCATATAGGCTGGTACTCACAAAAAGAGCAGTTTCGGCTTATGTTCTTGGCCTGATTATCACCTCCCCGTGTTATTATGTCTCTGGTCACTTGCTTGAAACTGTCCCAGGCCACTTCTACCATGTTAGGTACAATCTCGATGTCGCAACGGAAGAAGAAATTGGATATATTGGGAGTAAAGAGTTTAGATTTTCGAAGAACAGCTTTATCTGTAATCTTGTGCTCTCTACAGGCTCTGAGCCAACTCCTAGGGGTTATGTTACTGTTCTGGGCCTCGCTCAGTCTCTGGGATTTTTCCAGCCACACGGGTTGTTTAGCCGGAGTGCTTCTTATATAATCCCAATGTATCCGGGAAGGAGTTACCCCAGACTCTTTTTGCCAGGCTTTAGCATATAAGCAAACCTGAAGATTCATAGCCAGCAGGGACATATTCGGCATAGTGCTGAAGGTTTTGTGCTCACCCAGAGAGTTGTCCTCATACACTTCATCGATAATACCATGGAAGTAGATAGGCTCTCCCTTGTGTTTAGCCATAAGAATAAGAAATTCATGCTCTGTTTCTTTGGGTAAAGTGGCGTTTTTCCAAACGGCGCAATAATCATGGTATATTTCCTGTATATCGTCCAAGTAGGTATCGCCCAAATCAGCCTGAGCTTGTGGGGGCATTTCGTAATAGGTATCTGCTATAGAGTCAATAATCTCTGCGGTTTTATCCCGGTATTGAAGTAGGGTATGGAAATCCTTACCAAAAGTTAAAGGACGCACAATTTTCTTGGCTCTTAATCGTTGCTTATATCGAAAATGGTGTTTCTGGGGACAATCCAGATAGCAACTTACCCTAGAATAACTGACTTTTATCAATCAATCACCTCCTTCTCTAGTTAGCACGGGCTTGTGACCGCTGCCAGCGCATTACGGCAGGGGCTTTATGCCCCCACGCCACTCTGTCTGTAACTACTCAGCATCCTCATAGTCATCGTCGTCATCGTCCTTGGCATCCTTGATAGCCTGAAGTACTTTGGCCTGGTCTTTACGCTGTTTCTTGTTCAGGTGGGACAGGTCAATTTCTTCCTCATCAGCATAAGCCAGTAACTCTTCCAGAGTCATGCTGTCCAGGGCTTTGTCTTCAGCATCGTCATCGTCATCAGGTTCCACTGGGGGTGCCGGCTGCTTTTCAGCAGGTTTCTTGTCTTCCTTGGCTGGTTTCTTCTTATCGTCCTTCTTGGCAGGTTTGGCTTTACGCTCAACCTTTTCAGGTGCATCTTCAGGAAGCACAATCTTGTTGGCATATTTTTCTTTTTCCTCGGGAAGGCCCAGTTGCTTGCCGGTTTTACGAGAGAAGGAAAGTGTGCCCTTCTTGGTCTCAATAGTCAGCTCAGTTTTGGTTGCTTCCACAACTGGGAAGTCTCCGATGTTCATTCCAGTGAACCCCAATAAAGTTACCACGTTTCCCTTTTTGATTTTTTCCAGTTTTGCCATGTTTTTCTACCTCTTTCTAAATTTTATTTGTGGGTATCCCACGACACCCTCTTTCCTATATGGGGTATGGGAGGGTGTTTCGCTCTCAAGAGCTCATCAGGTGGGCTTAGTATCTTTTTGAGTGTATAGGTGGAATCTCGCTGAGGGGTGTGTTCCCACCAAACATAATAATCAGGGGAGATAGGGCATCTAGCAACTCCCCAGCTTTACCTACAAGTATCAGTCTCATTTGCTTTACCTCCTTTCAGTCGTTGGGGTATCTCGATAATTAATTCCCTGCTCAGCATACAATTCCTCCTTTGTTTAGCCTGTCTCATCAGTACCAGTTTCTGGTAGACCCCACAGGGTGTGGGGGTTTCGACTTTTAAGCAGCTTTTTGCAGTTCTTCCAGAGCATAATAGTATCTACCGCAAGAACCAAGAGAATAATCAGTCTTGAACATCTTTATAGTGTCTTTATCCAGGCCCTTGAATACCGCTATTTCCAGGATAGTCTTGAGAGGCATCCCTGCTGACTCCAGCTTGGAGATTGACATTATACAGCGGTAAGAGAATGTAGCCCGAATACCATGGTCTTTTGAGAATTTGCGGATTTGTCTCACGAAATTGACTAAGTGCTCGTTGTTGTGGGATAATGAGAGTTCTATGTTTTTGTCATAGTCAAATTCGATAACCACGAATCTATCAAGAGTAGCTGAGTCAAGTACAAGACGGCCAGTATACAGCTCGTCCGCACCAGAACCGCAAGTATTTCCAGCTGCGACTACTCTGAAATCAGGATGAGCCTCGACACGGCCTGTGGGGAATTCAAAATACCTGTTAGCTATAGCAGCGTTGAGTAATACAAGAACTTCTGGGATTGATGCATCTATCTCGTCCAGGAAAAATAATCCACCGTTGGTGAACGCTTTGTAGAATTCAGTCTCGTGGTATACCCCGCCAGCATCGATAAACCCAGTAATTTTGAACTCTTGTTGTACAGAGTTGGTAAAGTAAAACTGTAGGTCAAGTTCCTCAGCAATAGCCTGAAGAGTGAAGTTCTTACCTGTTCCAGCCTCACCCACTAGGTATACCGGGATGTCTGCTTTTATACAAGTCAGTATGGTGCTGTGCTTTTGGTGCTTCACAATACCGTCTGGTGCTTGTGATGGTGTTGGGTTAAAATCTACGGTTTTTTCACGCTTTTTGCGTTTCTTAGCGGTTGGCTGTTTTTCTGGAGCGTATTCAGGTATCATTATGAAGTTAGCGTATTTTGGTTCAGCTGCATTCAGCTGTTTACCAGTAACGACATCGAAATGGCCCTCAGCACCGTTCTTGAGATTGACTACAAGACAAATGCCGTTCTCCGTCTTAGTATCATCTTGTATTACCGCTATACCATCTATTGTTAGTGTGTCTATTCTCAATTTACCTGTGAAGTTTACCAGAGCAACCTCGTCACCGACTTGTAATTCACTAAGCTTTCTCATTATACTGGCCTCCTAAATTAATTTTAGTGAGTTTACAAACTCCCCGACATTTGGAATGAAACTGGGGAGAACTATCTCCCCTTTTTGAGGTATGAACTTGTCACTGTCTGATACACCATAAGCGTAGTTGAAACCATAGTCAGTAATTTTGTGATTGCGCTCTAACCAAGCAAACCCAATTCTTCTGAGCATTGAGGGGTGAATCAGAGGGAACGCCATCTTGATTAGAGACAGACGGTCTTGTGGTTTCTTTACGGTTACTGAAAATGCTGCTGATTCTGAACCACGATTAGTACACCACAGAGTATTTAGTTTCACTCGGTATCCTCTACCCTCCAGAGCCTGAATAATCTGCAGGGCCTTGACTCCTTCACGTTCAATCTCTTGGGTAGATACCTGGGCGTTGTAAGAGATTGACTTGTAGAGAACTATGATTTTCTGTTTCTTAGGAGTGGGCTTTGAAGTTATCATGTTAGTTGGTATACCCTGCAAGTAGCGTGGTACTGACGCTTGATAACCCACTACTGAGTGTGTCGGCCTCTGAGAATTGAACTGAGAGGGAGTTGTCTTAACAGGAACTTTCTCAGCCAACTTTTGAGCCTCTGGACACCAACCTTGTTGAAGTAGTGTGAGAGCCTCTTCAAAATTACTGGTGCCGTACCAGTTACGGTCATCTCTTTTTCTAGATGCTTGAGACCGTGAAGAGAATATATCCGAAACCGGGGTATTATTAATATAGGAAAGAAGTTCCGAAATAGTGTCAAAGTGGTGGTGTCTATGGACTCTTGACGGGGTTTTAATTTCAGCGTACATTCTTGGCCTCCTTTCTGGGTAAATTCTTATTATCGACAGCTCGTACGAAGGAACTGCAAATAATAAGAACACAGGCCCGGTGTGGGGGCCTGCGGTTATAATTCAAGTGCTGCTGGCTAGCTGTCGTTTCTTCAAGACTCAGTTGTTATTACCTTGGTTCCCCGCCTGGTTCACTTCGTCATACCTCGCTGCTGTTACGCAGTTGCCCGGTGGAATTTAACCACCCATCGTGACCTCGTGCGGATCATCGTCCTGGTCTCCTACTAGCACCGTGTATCGCATCCGGTTTGGCACGGCTTGCGCCTCACCCCCGGTGGGGTGGAGGGTAAATATCGCTTTGGTAAAGAACCCGGGGTACTATATATAAGTATAAAGCTTTTACCCCGGGAAGTAAAGCTATTTTTAATAGAATTTTTGGTGGCTGGTAACTGTGGAAATTTTGGTGATTTGTTAAATACAGAGAGATATGTCAGGCGTGAAGGTACTTATTTGTAAATTTAAAATGGATTGCGTAGTGCGCAAAATAAGGTGGTATGCGGACAAAATACAAGAAGTGGTTAAATTGGGAAAGTACTCAAGAACCGTGGATTTATTGTACTTGTAACGACAAGTCGGAAAGAAAAACCGGGATTTTATGTCGTGGTCGGGAAGGTTTTATTGTAAGTGGGGAATAAAAAAGTGGGATTTATTGTAAGTGAATTTACAAGGAAAAAATTTTTTCCGAAAAAAAGTTACAAGTTCTTGGGTAAAAAATTTTTTACAAGATTTTTCGGTTTTTCGATTTTTCTTGGTAAAAAAATCGGCTTTTATTTTTGGGAAGGCGAAAAAAATCGTCCCTTTTTTACAAGGGTGAAAATAAAAAATCGGCTTTTTTATCAAGGAAAAAGTAAAAAATCGTCGGGAGTGATTACATTGTAAGATGAGTAAATTATTAAGTTAGAGTATATAACCGACGTTTTTTTATTCTTTAAGTTAAAAGCTAGAGAGTTATATATATAAAGAAAAAGTCCCTTATATTAAAGAGTTCGGGAAAAAATCGGCTTTTTTGTCTAGTTGTGGAAGGATCATGGATACAGTGTAAAAGTGAAGCCGATTTTTTTAATTTTTCTTGGTAAAAAAGCCGATTTTTCGAAAATAAAAACGGTCGTGTTGGAAAAAGAGGACGATTTTTTCGAGAAAAGGGACGTTTTTTATTTTAAAAATCGGCCTTTACTGCGTCTTGGGGTGTAGGTTATAATATAAGTGGGAGGGAAGAAGGGGATGGCTTACAAGAAAGGTAATGACCACAAATGGAGAGGTATAAAAGGAGAACAGCCAGAATGGTACAGGAGAACTGAGATGCTGCTGTATGCATATCCCGGTATGGAGAGCAGAGTAAAGATGTTAGAACTGGAACTGGAAGAAGTCAGGGAGAGATTCACGCCCAGAGTGATTGGTAGGTATCAAGTAGTGGAGGGTAAAGACTATGGGGGAGGGAACAGGGTTGAGAAGGAAATAATAGACAGGATTGAGAATCGAGAAGTGTTGAGATTACAGAAAGCAATTAGACAAACTAAGAGGATGAAAAAAGCTGTTGAAGGTGCTGTAGAGAAGATATTAACACAAGAGGAAAGAGATATGGTACGGTGGTTATATTGGGAAAATATGGGCTGGGAAGAAGTCTGCGAGATTTTAAATATTTCTCGGTATCCTTTTTACAGGAGAAAGACAGGAATCATGAACAAATTAGGATGGTGTTTTGGCTATCTAAGCGATAAGGAGTACGGTTTGAAGCGATTAAAAAGTCAGAATTGACTTGCAGTTGTGATGGGTAGTATAATATACAGTAGATACATATCGAGTGAGGTGAATAAAAGTGTTAACTGGTAGACAGATGGCCTTCGTAGAAGAATATTTGGTAGACCTGGACCCATTTCAGGCTGCTCTGCGTGCTGGTTTCTATTCTGGTAGTACTGGCCAGAGTCTGATGAAGAGAAAACCAATCAGAGACCTGATAGATGCAGCAATTAAAGAAAGACAGTGTAGAACTCAGGTCGATGCCGATATGGTTGTGGCAGAGCTGGCTAGGATTGCGTTCTCAGACCTGAAGGATTTTGTTAGATGGTCTAAGAGTGGAAGGATTGGGTTAAGACCATGTGACCAAGTAGATGGCAGAGTGCTGGCTAGTATAGAAGAAACAGTCAACGGTAAGTCCAAGACTCGCAAGGTCAAGCTTCACGATAAGCTTAAAGCACTGGAGTTATTGGGTAGGCATCTGGGTATGTTTACAGATAATCTGAAGGTTGATGCCGATATGCAGGTTCAGATTATAGACGATATCAAATGATACAGTTAAGACTGAGCGAAAAAATACTTCCAGCGTTTCATCCTTTTTGGTTAGCTTGCAATAATGAGAAGTATCTGTATAAGGTTCTGAAGGGTGGACGAAACAGTGCTAAGTCCACCCATATTAGTGAACGCATAATTGTTGATATGATGAGACACCCAGTAAATGCTTTGGTTATTAGGAAAGTAGCAAACACCCTAAGTGAGTCGGTATTTGAGCAACTGTGTTGGGCTATTGACTATTTGGGTGTTGGTAAATACTGGAAATCAACCAAGAGCCCATTAGGACTGGTATACTTACCCAGAGGGAATAGGATAATATTCAGAGGCGCAGATGAACCTGCTAAGCTGAAAAGTATCAAGACCTCGAAATATCCTATTACTATACTGTGGATTGAAGAACTCAGCGAATTTAAGACTGAAGAAGAAGTAGACACAATAGTTAAGTCTGTACTCAGGGCCAAATTGGCCAGAGGCTTAAAATACAGCATCTTCTTTTCCTATAACCCCCCCAAACGGAAGCAGAACTGGGTGAATAAAAAGTACAACACCCAGTTTCTGCCTCCGAATACATATGTGCATCACTCAACCTACATGGATAATCCACATGTTTCTGAAGCCTTTCTGGAAGAGGCAGAAGAAGACAAGAAGAGAAATATGCACAAGTATAAGTGGATTTATTTGGGTGAGCCTATTGGTGGTGGGATAGTACCATTCGATAATCTGGTATTCAGAGACATAACCGATGAAGAAGTCAAGAGTTTTGATAATATCAGGCAGGGTATCGACTGGGGCTATGCGGCTGATCCGTTTGCGTTTGTAAGACTTCACTATGATAAGAAGAAGAGAAAAATATACTTTATTAGTGAAGTTTATGGGATTAAGCTCAGTAATCGTGAGGCTGCTGCTAAAATCAAAGAAAATAAATGCCACGATTTCAAAATCAAAGCCGACTCAGCAGAGCCCAAGAGTATTGATGAGATGAAGATGTATGGGATCAGGTGTTTTGGAGCTAAAAAAGGCCCCGGCAGCGTGGAGTATGGTGAGAAGTGGCTGGATGACCTTGAGGAAATAGTTATAGATGCCCGCAGAACGCCGAATATAGCCAGAGAATATGAGAGTATAGATTACCAGATAGATAAGGATGGTAATATCAAGAACAAGCTAGAGGATGAGAATAACCACACTATTGATGCTACCAGATATGCTTGTGAAGATGACATGAAAAAGCGGTTAGGCCCAGTTAATAAACCAAGGGGGTGCTGATATGTCAAGATTTCGTAAGAGACCAATTGTTATTGAAGCCTTTAAAATGGGTATAGACAATATTCCTGACTGGTTCATGGATAAAGTGTCTGATAATGTAATCATACTTCATAGCGATAGGCCAGACAATGTAGACACTTTTGACCCCCATTATAAATCCTGGTGCCAAATAAAAACTCTTGAGGGCATTATGACTGGAGACTATGGGGATTATATTATCCAAGGAATTAATGGGGAGTGTTACCCTTGTAAACCTGACATATTTGAAAAGACCTATGAATTTGTGGAATAGGGGGTGCTGATAAATGTTAACGTCACTGGACTTTCTTAATGTGGGTAAACAATGGCCTCCTCCAGAGGAATTGGAGAGACTGAAACTGTATGAACAAAACAAAGACTTATTCCGGGGCAGGCACGAGAGGGTATTCAAGAATTGGGTCAAGCTGCTGCGGGAAGATGAAAAAGCCATACTTGAGCTGATACTGAACTGGAACAAGAGACTGAGTTTATTATGGGCTGACCTATTATTGGGCGAACCGCCTCAAGTTATTGCTGGTGATCCTGAATCCAAAGAACAGCTAGCTCTGAAGAATTTGATGGGTGATGAGTTCTTTAATACCTCATACGAAGTGGCTATTGACGTATCTAGATTTGGCGTTGGTTTACTCAAAGTAAGACATGACGGCAGTAAAAGCATAATTGAGGGACAACCCCCCACTTATTGGTTTCCTGTAGTTAACCCAGCTAACTTGAAGGAAATAACTCATCAAGTTCTGGCTTGGGTTGTGGAAGAAGTAGTGTCTGGGATAGTCGGTAATAAGAAACAGAAGGTACTGTACTGTGAGATTCATGAGAAGGGCAAGATTACATATCGCAAGTACAAATGTACTGGGGATAAGCTTGGTAGTCTGCTAGAGCCTGAGAAAGTTCAAGCTACAAATATCAAGGACATGTTGATTATCCCGGTAAATAATGTGGTAACTACAGACACTATTATAGGTATGGACGATTATTCTGACCTTGATGCTATTATTCAAGAACTTGAGACCAGACTGGCTCAGATAGCTAAAATTCTGGATAAACACAGTGACCCAAATATGTACGGTCCAGAATCGGCTCTGACTGTTGACCCTGTTACTGGAGAGACCAAGTTTATTGCTGGAGGCAAATTCTTCCCGGTAGACGAACAAGAAAAGCCTCCTGGGTATATCGTGTGGGAAGGTCAATTAGAAGCAGCTTTCAAAGAAATAGAGGTGCTGATGGCTCAGTTATTCATGCTGAGTGAAACCAGTGCAGCTTGCTTTGGTGAACTTAAATCAGGACTGGCAGAAAGTGGGTCAGCTCTGAAAAGACTAATGATGGCACCTCTGGCTAAAGTAAATAGGATAAGGATGAGATTTGACCCGGCTATGAAAAAGGCTCTGCGAATAGCTTCAGAACTGGAAGTAGCACAGAGCACAGCTGGGGCAATGAGACTGGAGAATATTAATATTGATTGGCAAGATGGATTGCCAAACGATCCAGTAGAAGATACTCAAATTGAAATACAGAGATTTGGAGCTGGGCTCAGTAGCTTGGAGAGTTCGGTAAAAAGACTATACGGGCTGACCGGGAAACAGTTACAAGATGAAATAGACAAAATAAACGCAGAAAAGCCAGAACCTCCAGAAGTAGTCATACCTGGAGAGGGTGAGGAATAGTGAACGATAAACAAGTACAGAATCTGATAAAACTGTATGAAAGAGCCGAAAAAGACCTGACTAAACAGATTGAGAGGGCCTTGATGAAAGGCAATCAGACTGAGTATCTAGTTGGGTTAAAGAAAAACACGCAATTTATCTTGGCAGATTTGCGTAAGGGTTCAAGGGAATGGTGCAAAGAGGCTATTCCTCAGGTGTATACCTATGCTACTAAAGGGGTAGATAAGGATATACCGGGGCAAATGCTTAGTTTTGGAGCTATACATCAACAAGCTGCTCAAGTTCTGGCTGATTCAGCTTTTGGTAGACTTGAAGACATGACCAGCTATATAGGGCGCAGAGTCGATGATGTTTACAGAGCTTTGGCTTTAGAAAATATGCGGGCTAGTGTAGTTGGATACAAAACTTGGCAACAAGTTGCTCGTCAGTACAGAGAGGACTTGGCTAAGAATGGCCTTACTGGGTTTACAGACAGAGCTGGTCGTAAATGGAATATGAGAGCATACACCGAAATGGTAGCTATTACCACCACGGCTGAGGCCCATCTGGAGGGTACCAAGAATAGGATACTTGAACACGGCTATGACTTGGTCAAGATAACGAATCACCCAGGAGAATGTGAAAAATGCAGACCTTGGGAAGGTAAGGTACTGTCTCTGACTGGTAAAACACCAGGATACCCAACATTAGCAGAAGCTAAAGCTGCTGGGTTATTCCATCCCAGATGCAAGCATGCTTACGGTATGCACGTTGACTTGGACGCAGAAATAGCTGCTCTGGAAGATAAGCTGGGAACTGCTAAGCCTAAGAAAAAGGTCTCTAATGAGGTAGATTATAAAAATGTGCTTGATAGCATAGATGAGTATAACAATTCTCTGATGTCCGATAAATTTAAGTATTGGAAAGACGGTAAACTGTACGATTATGCCCCTTATATGGCTAAGACTCTTGGGGGCAAGTCTAAAGTATCTAGTTTTAAAGAACAGGCTAACAAAGCGTTTGATAAATTTTGGCAGGGTGGAGCTAGAGACATGTCTTTAAATTTAGATGAAACTGCTTTTTTAAAAGTGTTGGATGACGATGTATTTAAATCTGCCAACGAGGTGCTGTTAGACAGAGGCGACGTAGTAGAGTACATGAAAGATAGAATTGCTTCTGAAAAAGAAATGTTCGGAGACAGTAAACCAATATATGGTTATTATGATGGGCTTAAACCAGATAAATTTAAGTCCTCTAATAAGGCATCTTTATACGGGAGTATAAAAGTAAACTTGAATAAAGAAGCTTTAAAAGACAGGACTACTTTTACGCTAGGAGACAGCTTAGACAGTAAAGGATACTTAAAAATAGGTAAATTTGAAGAAGCTTCCGGAGATTTTGTAAAAATACCTAAGCATGAAGTAAAAGGAGCAGACCAAATAAACTTAATGCCTTACATGGAATTACAGTTTCACGGCCCTGTGAAAGTGTCTGATATAGCTAGTGTAGAACTAGAGTCTTATAATGAGGATATTGTCAATAAACTAGAAAGGCTGGGCATAAAATGGACTCTTTAATAGCAGTTTCTAGTAGTCTAGGGTATAAAATATATAAGTCTGCTGAAAAATCTATTTCAGGACGGGTTTATGTAAAAGTGTGTGATAAAAATAATATGATTATAGACGAAGGTTGGATAGACGTAATATCTAAGTGGTTATACGATTTAAAATTTGTATAGGAGGTGATCTACAGCTCTTTTTAAAGGTGCAGAGCCTAAAGAACACGATACTCTAGCTGGAGAATTGCCAGCCTAAAAAATAGGAGGTTGAGAAGATGGAAGTATTGAGAAAGTTATTGGGTAATCTGTTTACTCCAGAGATTGAGAAAGCCCTTGGGAATACTGAGCTGGCTGTGGTTAATGACGGGAGTTTCATACCACGGGCGAAGTTTAATGAAGAAGTCAAAGAGCTCAAGAACCAACTCAAACAGCGAGACCAGCAGTTAAAAGATCTTGAGGGTAAAGCTGCTGGGAATGAAGAACTCAAGAAAGAGTTACAGAAACTTCAGGAGGCCAATAAAACCACAACTGAAGAGTACGACAAAAAAGTAGCTCAACTACAGTTTGACTTTGCTCTGGATAGAGCACTAACTTCTGGTAAAGTTAAGAATACCAAAGCTGTCAAGGCTCTGCTTAATCTTGAAGGCATAAAGCTAGATGGTGAAAAGTTACTGGGTCTTGATGACCAACTAAAAACCCTACAGCAATCGGATGCATATCTGTTTGGTGAAACCGCTTCTATTGGTGGCGGGGGCAATCCTCCTGGTAACAGTACTGCTGCAGGAGAGAATGCTGGTATGAACAGTTTTATCCGGGGTGCTTTAGGTAGATAAAAATTTAAGGGGGTAATGATAATATGCCGTACAATGGTTTAATCAATCGTACTGATGCCGCTGCTCTTATTCCTGAAGAGGTAAGCAGAAAAATAGTCCAGGGTATTACTGTAAACTCTGCTTGTTTGCAGTTACTCCGTAGACTCCCCAATATGTCCAGAGCTCAACAGAGAATGCCGGTTCTGTCTGCTTTGCCGACTGCTTACTTTGTAACTGGAGACAATGGGTTGAAACAGACTACTGAAATGGCCTGGGATAACAAATATCTCAACGCTGAAGAGATTGCCTGTATCGTGCCTATTCCCGAATCCGTGCTGGATGACGCTGATTACGATATCTGGGGTGAGGTAAAGCCCAGAATTATGGAAGCTTTTGGCATAGTGATTGATGCTGCCGTATTGGCAGGTACCAATAAACCTGCTTCTTGGCCTGATGCTATTCTACCTGCTGCTACTGCTGCCGGCTCCACTGTTAAACTGGGTACTGGTGTTGATATCTATGACGACATCATGGGCGAGAATGGTGTACTGGCTCTGATTGAGGATGATGGATTCTCCGTGGATGGTCATGTTGCTCTCAATACCATGAAAGCTAAATTGAGAGGTCTGCGGGACGCAAATGGCGTGCCTATCTTCACTCGTAGTATGGCTGACAAGACTGGTTATCAGCTTGATGGTGAAGCAATGCAGTTCGTCAGAAACGGTGCTTTCTCTGCTTCTTCAGCTTATATGTTCTCTGGGGAGTGGAAACAGGCTGTATACTCTATGCGTCAGGACATTACCTACAAAATCTTGACTGAGGCTGTAATCCAGGACAATACCGGGGCAATCGTATACAACCTGGCCCAGCAGGACATGGTTGCCTTGCGTTGCGTCATGCGGTTAGCTTGGCAGGTTCCAAATCCTATCAATAGACAAAGCCCGGACGAAGCATCCCGGTATCCTTTTGCTGTATTGGTACCTTAAAAATTACAAGCTAAAAACTGTCTAAAAATTTCTAAATGGGCGGTAACTCATCAGGAAGTATAAACGCACGAATTTGCTTGTAAATATTTCGGATTAGCATGAAAAGGGAGGTAATAAAATGGGTGGATTTTATCCGTTTAATCCGTTACTCGGACAACTGATGCAAACTGGTGTTGAAGGTGTATCCGTAGACAGGGGCTTTTTAGCTCATTTTCAGGTAAGTGCGGCTAATGCTGTAGCTGCTGATGCTGATGGGGTACATGCTGCTATTGCGTGTAGCGCAGATACTACAGTTACTGTTGAAACTGGGTTTGCTGCTCCTGCTGTACCCCGTAGTATTACTGCTACCGCTGGAGGTACCGCTGGAAGTATCAAAGCTGTCAAGGTAAAAGTTTATGGTACTAATTATCTTGACGAGGCTATAAGTGAAGAGCTAGATGCTTTTACTGTTGATACTGCCGGTGTTGTTGAAAGCGATAAAGCATTTAAAACTGTAACCAAGGTGGAGATTCCGGCTATGGACGGTGCTGGAGTTACTGTGACTATAGGTTTTGGCGATAAGTTAGGACTGCCCTTCAAACTGGCTCACAACACAGTTCTGTTTGCTTTCTTGGATAATACCAAAGAGGGCACTGCCCCAACTGTTACTACTAGCGCAACTGACTTTGAGGGTAATACCCTTGACTTGAACTCAGCTCTGGCTGGTAAAGTAGTGGACGCATACTTGATAGTGTAAAAATACCCTTTTAAGGGGGTGTAATTAATGGCAGTTAATCTCGTAGTTGGAACAAATTCCTATATTTCAGTAGTAGATGCAACTGCCTATTTTGCTGACAGACTGTGGTATACTGCCTGGTTTGAGGCCCCAGCTGAACAGCAATCACAGGCTTTAATCATGGCAACGAAAGTACTAGATAGGCAATTATACAAGGGTAAACTCAAAGATTCTAGCCAGGTTCTAAAATTCCCAAGATGTTACAAGAGATACCCCCTGGAGGGAGAATGGGATTTTGTGGGTAATCTTGCTGAATCAATATATGACCGGGATTGGTACTGTGAAGTATCAGTACACAAAAACGTCAAAGAGGCATGCTGTGAAGAGGCTTTGGCTTTGCTGGTAAGAGGCAATAGTTCCAGGCTTAAACTACAAAGGGAAGGGGTTCAATCCTTCTCTATTGATGGGTTAAGTGAGACCTATCAAGCTGGTTCAGGTAAAGGGCTGTTGTCTCACGAGGCTAGAGAATTACTCAAGCCTTACTTAGCCAAGGCGGTGAGGACAACATGCTAGACAATTACTTGAATCAGACAGTTACTTGGACTACTGGAACTATTAACGAATATGGGGAATTGTCTAATACCGTGACAGAGGACATAAAAGTACGGGCCAAAGGTAGACGCACTCTAGTGCGTAATACCCAAGGTCAACAAGTAATATCTGAGACTCAAATAATTTGTACAGAGAGTATTAATCCTGGCGACATAATAAATTATGGGGGTAGGGACTGGCCTGTTATTACGGTAGGAGATATGGTTGACTTAGAGGGTCAAATTATTGGTAAGAAGGTGTATCTGTAATGGCAGAGCTAAAATGGAACGGCCCTGCCGTGAAGAAAGCAGCTCACCAGGCTGGTATGAAGGCTCTGTATGAAGGTGCTGAGGCTATACTAGCTGAAGCTATTGACGAAGTGCCTTTAGAGTCAGGAACTTTGGAAAGGTCTGGAGCTATCACAGAAAGTGGTAATTCTGTATATATTTCCTTTAATACCCCCTACGCCAGGAAACAACATGAAGATTTGACTCTTCGCCATGTTGAAGGTAGAAAAGCCAAGTATCTTGAAGACCCATTCAAACGTAATGTTAAAAAAGTAATAAAACTGGTAGACTTGTCGGTTAAAAAGGAATTGGGGTGATGCAATGGCTGAATTAACCAGAGATATAGCTACCTATCTGAAAAGTGCTGGGTTGGTTGCTGGGGCAGGGATAGATGTTTTTCTTGATTCTAGACCAGACCAGCCTAATAATCTGGTAAGTATTTGGGACACAGGTAGCTATCCTCCAGAATACGGTATTTCTGACCTAAAGCGCACTGTTCAAATTACTGTACGAAACACAAGTTCAGCTCAGGCCAAGTCCAAGAGTTGGGCTATATTCAAAGCCTTAGATAAGCCTGAGAATCGTGTTGTAGTACTGAATGGGCGCAAGGCTCAGATAAAAGCCATGCAGTCCCCCCATTTTCTGGAAACTGACGCAAGTAATCGTACCCTCTATGTGTTCAACTTGGGGGTAACTACATCAAGAGACTAAAAGGAGGTATAAAATGGTGGCAATAGCAAAAGAGTCTGTATTGCTGGGCTTAGACGATTGTAAAATAAGCCCTCTATCTGTGGATACTGCAGATACTTTAACTTATGGTACTGCCATAGACGTTCCGGGTATTACTCAGCTCAAGTTGAGCCCTACTTTCATTGAGAAACAGTGCAAAGGTGATGAGTCTGTTATAGACACCTATGCAAAATTAGAACAAATTGACTGGTCAATAGAGCATGCTAAGATTTCACTGGATGCCTTGGCTTTGTGGATTGGCGGTACAGTAACCGCTGCTGGGGTAACTCCAGCTCAGACCCAGACTTATAGCCTGAAAAATACTGATTTGCCTGGATACTTCAAGCTGGAGGCCAAAACCGATTATGCTGATGTTGGGGATGCCCACTTTATCCTGTATAAAGCTAAGTGCACAAGCTTTAGCTTTACTATACAGAGTGAGGAATATGCTACAATAAGCGCATCTGGCAAGGCCATAGGCACCCTGAAGGATAAGAAAATCAAAGACATAGTGTTCAATGAGACCGCTGTGGATATATCATAATTTTATGGGGCAGGACATCCTGCCCTTATTTTAGGGAGGTTATATAATGGCTAATAATGTGATTCAAAAACCTATCCCAATTACTCTAGATAAAGAAAGAACTTTGGTATATGACTTCAATGCCTTTATTGACCTGGAAGACATATACGACGATGTTTCTGTAGTATTTGATAAGTTACAGAAATTTAATTTGAGGGCCACACGGGACATGCTTTGGGCTGGGTTACGTCACGAGGACGAATCTCTGACTCCAAGACAAGTAGGTAAATGGCTGAATCTTGATAATGTTCAAGAAATAGCAGCCAAAGTCATGGAGGCTGTAGAAGGTCATTTACCGGAACCAGAGGGAAAAAAGTTGGGGGAGCTGCTAGAAAATGGGACTGGGACTTCCTATACTATGCCGGAACAGTAGTTTTGGGTATGTCTGAAGAAAAGTTCCGGCACACTACGCCACGCAAGCTGAAGGCTTTACTGGATGTACACATTAAAGTGAATAGCCCTGAAGAAGAGGACAAGAAACAGCCTTCAGCGCAAAGGGTAAGTTCCTGGTAGGGAGGTGATGTAGTTGGAAGTAGGACAAGTTTCTGCTAAATTAACTTTAGACGATGCTAAATTTGACCAAACTGTGAATAGTACCAAAGCCAAACTAGAAGGACTAAAGGGCAGCTTATCTGGGGCTGAAGCAAGCAGTAGTAGGCTTGCTGCCGGGGTAGGTATTTTGGCTACAGCCCTTGGAGCTGTTGGTTTAAAGTCTATAAAGATGGCAGGAGATTTGGAGCAGACCAGAATAGCTTTTACCACTATGCTGGGTAGTGCTCAAGCTTCGGAGGCTTTTATCAAAGACCTCTACGCTTTTGCAGCTAAGACACCTTTTGAATTTGAGGGATTGGCTAGTGCATCCAGACAGCTATTAGCTTTTGGTTTTCAGTCTCAACAGATAGTTCCCATGATGACCTCTATCGGTAATGCTATATCTGGTTTGGGAGGCGGTGATGTTGAGATTCAGCGGGTTACTCGTGCTCTGGGACAGATGCAAGCCAAGGGTAAAGTATCTGCTGAAGAAATGATGCAACTCGCAGAATTGGGTATACCTGTTTGGCAGATGCTTGCGGATAGTATTGGAGTGTCTATACCTGAAGCCATGAAAAAGGCAGAGCAAGGTGGTGTTTCTGCTGCTACGGGAATTAATGCCATACTTGAAGGCATGAATGAAAAATTCCCGAACATGATGGAAAAACAATCAGAATCGCTGCTTGGTATCTGGTCAAACTTTAAAGATAACATAAGCCAGATAATGACTGGTATTGGTGAAGACCTTATAGAAAATTTTTCCCTCAAGGGTAAACTGAAGACTGCTGTTGATAGTTTGGATAGATTGCGTCAGCTTATAGCAGACGAAGGTTTGCAAGGGGCCTTAGAACAAATGTCTCTTGTTGCTAAGACAGCTATTGCAGCTATTGCCGGGGCTATCACTGCAGCCCTTATTCCTGCGTTTATTGCTTTGGCCAAGGCTATATGGGCAGCTATAGTTCCCCTTTCTCCTTTTATCGCAGCAGGAGCAGCTCTTGCAGCAATAGCTTATCTTATCCACGAGGCCTGGAGCAGCAATATGTTTGGAATACAGAATAAAGTCAAATCTGTGACTTCGGCTATACAAGTATATTTTAGCACTATGGTAGCTGGAGTTATGACTGCTTTTAACAAATTAAAGTCAGTAGTATTTGGGTTATTGAGCAGCATCTTAAATGCTGTTAGCCCAGTTGTTGGAGTAATCGGTAATATAGCCCCAGCTTTTGAAAAATCTTTTGACAAGGCTCAAAAAGCTATAGCAGATAAAGGTGGAGCAGCCAGCAAAGAAGCAGAGAGACAAGCTGACCTTATGAAAAAGTCTGCATCTAATTTAAAATCTTCTGCTGGGGATATTAAAGAGGCTTTTTCAAATTGGTCTACCCCTGGCAAAGGTGCTTTGAGCATGTCTGATTTCAAGCAAAAATTTGAGCATTTGACTGGGTCAGACCAACAACAGGCTACCTCTGGAGCAGATAGTAGCGGTATTATTGCTGCTTCTAAAGGTGTTGCCAAGGAATTACAGTCTGCTTGGGAGGCTACTGCTGAGGTATTGAAAACTAAACTTTCTCAAATAAAAGCATCTTTTGGTATAGTTGGCAATGAACTAGAAATGACTGGAACTAAGGCCCAGCAACTAAAAAACGACATGGATTCTCTTACGGCCCAGATAGATGTACAAAAGCAAGTAATTACTGCTACTTCCCAAGGGTATGAGAAAATGAAAATTGAAAAAGGTGAAAATTCCAAGGAGGCACAACAACTCAAGCTCAAGCTGCTGGAAGAACAAAAAGCATTGTCCGATTTACAGAAGGAGCTGTATAACACAACTAATTCCCTTAAAGACCAAGCTAAACAGATGAGAGATTTGTCTGCTGAAGTAACCAAGGTTGAGAAGAAGTACAAAGACGATTTGGTCTCAGCCTTACAAACTTACCAAGAAAAGGTCAAAGAAACCAATACCAGAATGTTGGCTGACGAGGCCAATGTCACCAGACAATATCAAGACCAAATAAAATCAAGAACTGAAGCCATAAGCAACTTTGTCGGTATATTCGATGCGGTTAGTCAGAAAAACGTCTCTGGACAACAATTATTAACAAATCTGCGTGGGCAGGCAGAAGCTTTTGATAGCTGGCGGGAGAATATATCGGATTTGGCTGCTAGAGGGGTAGACGAAGGACTAATTGAAGAACTTAGAAAGATGGGCCCAAAGGCTGGTCCTGAGATTGCTGCTTTAAATACCCTAACTGATGACGAATTGACTGAATATGTAGCTTTATGGCATAGTAAAAATCAATCAGCTAGAGAGGAAGCAGTTAGTCAACTAGAACAACAAAGGGTAGAAATGCAAACCAAGCTCACGGAGATACGGCAAAAAGCCAGCGAACAGCTTGAACTGTACCGAATTGAGTGGGAAAAGAAAAACGCAGAGATACGCAAGAATGCCGATGAAGAAATGAACAAGATACAGGATAAGTTTGAGAGTATAGCCAAAGCTGGGACCAACTATGGGGTGAGTTTAATGCAAAACTTCACCTCGGGTATGCAGTCTCAGTTTGATGTGTTAAGAAATACCCTAGAACAAGCAGCTTCAATAGTAGATAGCTATATGCCTCATAGTCCTGCTAAGGTTGGTCCTTTGAAAAGGTTGGGAGAATGGGGTCCAGCCTTGATTGACACCTTTGCTGAGGGTATAAAGGCAAGTATGCCCAGATTAGAAAGCGTAATGAATGGTATGTCCTCACTTACTGCTGGGGCCATGAGCCCTGCGTTATCCACAGTGAGTAACAGTACAAAGTATGGGGATTTTAACATTACTGTCCAAGGTAATACTGCCAGAGACCAAGCAGAACAGATTATGCGGGAACTCCACAAGTTGGGGGTGAGGTTTTAGGTGAGAAGTTTAAAAATAGCCGGAGTAGAGTGTTGGAAACAATATGTAAGAGATACTTTGCAAATAGAGGCAGGATTAACTCAAGAGGTAGGTACTTGCTCTTTATCAGTGGTTGGTGAACCCCCCTGTGAGGGGGAAGAAATTATTATTGAAGACGGCACTATAGGTCGCCTCTTTGCAGGTATTATTGTCTGGGTGGAACTCATAGACAAGGATTTGAAGCTTTATTCAATAGAGTGTGATAATTATACCGTATTATTGGATAGTAAACTTGTGGTGGAGACCTATGAGAATATGCCTGCTGATGAGATATTCCGGGACATCGTTGCAAAATATTGTCCCGGGTTTACCGTCAACGGTGTTCAATCCGGCGCACCTACCGTGGAAAGCACTGGCGCAGAGTTTGAGTACAAGCGACCCAGCGAGTGCTTTAAATGGCTCTGCGACTATGTAGGATGGCATTGGCAACCAGATTATTATAAGGACTTACATTTTTTCAGTGTAGAAGCCAGCCCCGCCCCGTTGGTATTAGTACCCGGCGGGCCGTTTCGGTTTGGGAAACACAGTGTAGATACCCAGGGGCTTAGAAACCGGGTGTATGTCAGGGGTGGTACGATGCTATCTGACCCTATACCAGTTGAATGGAAGGCTGATGGCGTTGCCCGGGTGTGGAACATACCATGGGGACCGCATGAGATAAGTTTCAAGGTAGGCGAAGTAGGCAAAACCGTAGGTGTCGAGAACCTGCACAAGGAGGCCGACTTTGACTACATGATGAGTTTTAGCGAGAAATACATTCGGTGCAGTAGCCAGACCGCCACCCCGATTAACGGTATAACCATGAGCCTGACAGCAAAACAGGACATCCCAGTGATTACGGTGGTAGAGGACTATGCCAGTCAAGCTGCGATTGCTCAGGTTCAAGGCGGGGACGGCGTATATGAGCACGTGATACCCGATGATAGCCTGACCACTATCCAAGCCGCAGAGGCGGCGGGCATGGCTGACCTCAGAGAACACGCTAACCCGAGAGTGAAAGGTAGTTTTGAAACAGAAGTGCCCGGCTGGCAGCCCGGGCAGATAGTCAATATCAATCTGCCTGACCGGGGTGTAGTCGGGGAGTATTTAGTCCAGAGGGTATCCATATCCCCGACATGGCCGAACCCTAGCATCTGGACGTACCGCATAGAGTACGGCGGCCGCTTGCTGGGCATAGCAGATTTCCTAAAGGCTCTGGTCAGCGCTCAGCAGAAGAAGCAGCTGGCCGAAACCGCCATCCTGAGCAAGTTTAACCGGCAGACGGAAACCGTCGGGGTATCTGACACAATGACCGACACGCCCAGAAATCTGCCGTATGTCTGCGGTGCTCCTGATGCAATATGCGGGTTCGTGATGCTTGATAGCGGTGGTGATTGGGCATTCCTTGGTAGTATGCCCGTAGCAAGGGAGGATTGGTAATGAACAGTGTAGAGATATTGACAGGTCAAAACACGATAGACCTGCCCGGCGGTGGTCTTTTCAGGGTAGTGCTCACTTGGTATTTTCTTGCCCCCAATTTCCCCGTTTGTATATACGAGGAGGTGGAGCCGGAGTGACAACGATAAACATAAAACAAGATGATACCCAACCGGCAATGAAGGTACGGCTTAAGGATGCGTCGGGCAACCCGGTAAACCTCACAGGCGCAACGGTACAGGTAGCGATACAGCACTACTCCCAGCCGGCAATAAAATTTTTGCGGGATGCCTATATAGCTGATGCTGCCACCGGCGAAGTCTGGTTGGTGTGGCAACCCGAGGAAACAGAGACGCCCGGATTGTACCGGATTGAGTTTAGAGTAGTATATCAGGATGGGAACCGGGAGACATTCCCGAATGACGGCTACTTGCTGGTGAATATATTAGAAAGGATAGGTGTGTGATATGCCATTTGATGATAAAACATTAAAACGAGATGGCTCTGGTATAACTCCAGTGCCACAGCACTTCAACCCCATAGCAGATGATTATGAGCCGATATATGGTCGAAATAATGCGGGACGAGTAGAGCTTTATGGCCCGGACGGGAACCCGATAAGTACCAGCGCCGGCAAGCTGGCCGTAAGTGCAAGTGAGGTTGAATCTCTGCTGAATGACATCAAGGGAAAGGACTTTGCAACACAGACCACATTAGCGGCGATACTAGCTAAGATAATAGCCGCGCCTGCAACCGAGGCCAAGCAGACGGCCTTAAATGCTCTTGTCGGCGAAGTGCAGGCCGCACCTACAGCTAACACTTTACTGGCGAGGTTAAAATCCTTAGAGGACAAAATAGACGCAATTACAGCGGGGACGACCCCGGCTGTTACTCAACTATCGGGCAGTATACTCGCAGAAGCAAATGCGACAAATGTGACCACCGCAGGAACAAGGGTACAACTTCCTAATGTTTCTTGCAGAGAGGTTACTATAATCGCAAAACGGACAAACACAGGTTATATTTATGCCGGAAAGAATACTGTTTCTTCAACTGTTTATGGTGTTGAACTTGCCGCTAAAGATAGTTTTACCTTCCCTGTGAAAAATGCAAATGAAATCTACATCGATTCCTCAGTAAGCGGGGAGGGGATAAGTTATGTCGCGATTTAACCCATACATGCTATCTGATGCCCAAGAATATACAGACAAACAGCCGTGGGCAATAGAGTATTACACCAGACCTGATAAAGTTAATAATTTCACGGCTAGATTTTGGCATGACAACGAACTATATTTAACGCTAGGAGGACGAATATATAAAACATCCGATTATGGCAAAACCCTAGCGCCTTATGTTTATGAGTTTTCCAATGGTTCAATTGCAGCGTTTATTAAAACGAAACTAGGGGCTTTTCTTTGCATTCGTAGAACTTCTACTACGCAATTAACTGTTTCTAGGAGCATAAATTTAACTGACTGGACTGACGTACTAACACTAACAAACAAGACAGGCCCGATGATTAATGATTTGGGTTGGGACAGCAATGAGAATGGCGTTGTTTTGCTTGGGGAATATACCACAGACACCACAATAGATAAAACAGCTATAAATCTATATGTCAGCATAGATGATGGTATAACCTGGAATGTTGGGAAGAGTTGGCCTACAAATGGCGAAGGTAAAATTAAGCATATTCACTGTGTTCGTTGGGATGAGTACAGCGAGGTCTTTTGGGTTGCCTCTGGTGACGCAAAAACGGATTCTTTTTTAGCTACTACTACAGACGGAGTAAATTTAACTACACAATTAACCAACGATGATTCACTCACGGCTGTTTCGTTGGCTTTCAACAAGAGATATGTCTTGTGGGGAAAAGACTTACAAACGGCGAATGATTTTACGATACACATGCTTAACAAGGTGACGTTAGAAGTAACAACGGTAGGATATATTAATAACGTTTGTTATTATATTCTAAAGCATCCCAATGGGTATATATTGTTTGACCAGGCTGAAAACGCACCGGAACGAGGGGTACATAGTAATTCAGCTTATATCTATTGGTCTATGGATGGCACTAATTGGAAACGAATTTATGAAGTACCTTTAAATGTGGGAGATGTACATTATTTTCAGCAACCCCTAATTTCTCCATGTGGTAAATACTTGACTATATGTCAAACATACACACTTAATGGTGGGTCACAACAGAGGGTTTTTCAAACTCTTAAACTTCCCTTTGTTTAATAGAGCTATCGAGTAAGCGATAGCGTAATAACATTTTCCCTTGAAAGGGGGCTTTTGAACATGAAAGAAAACATCGGCGTCTCCGGCACCTGGCTATTCGTCTGGCGCGACAAAGACGGAAACATACTGGAGACCCGGGAAGAACATAATCTCATAACACAGAGCGGCCTTGAAGCGTTGGCCGCTCTTTTTATTGCAGAATTGCCCGCAAATAACGCTATGTATCTGGCTTTAGGAACCGGTACCACGGCGGCGGCCACCGGAGACAAGAAGCTAGAGATTGAAGGGTTCCGCAAAATCCTGACCAGCAAGACCCGGGAGCTGAACGAGGTAAGACTGAGGTTTTTCCTGACCACCACCGAGGCTAACGGTGAATGGAGCGAAATGGGGATCATGCTGGCCGGGACAGACGTAAAGGACAGCGGTCAGATGCTTAACCGGATACTGCCTGCAGGTGGCATCCGGAAAGTGTCGAATCAGACGCTTACGGTAGAGGTGCGAATCAAATTCCAGGGGGTGAGTGCATGACGTTGAACGCATTTAAGGACGGAAAAACACTATTAAATCAGGACAACCTAAACCAGATGCTGGCCCTCCAACCGTTTCAACTCATTTATGAGGGTACCCAGAGAGATGCTAAAACCGGCAGCGGTGTGGTCGAAAACAGCATAGCTGACTACTCCTACTGCGCACGGTTCACGCTCACCGGTTCGACCGGAATAGGCCGGGTGGAGCTAGAGCTTGACCGGGATGGTCTGGGAGCCGACCTGGTGGTACAGATCCGTGAGGGCATGGATCCGGCAGCGGGGGCTGATGGTACCCTGCTCAAAGAGGTAGTCGTGCCCAAAGAGTTTATACCGGAGACAAAAGCCTACTGGTCGATACCGATCGGGCTCTCTGGTCTTACCTCTGGCGGCCAATATTGGCTGGTGGTCGTACGAAATGGCGATGCTACAAACAAACTTGACTGGGTCGGAGAGGCTGCCCAGGATGCCAACTATCCGGCCTACTACAGGGCTGGAGAAAGCGGGGCTTGGACCCCAAATAATGCCCTGCATTTTAGGGTACTCTCGGGGGAAACAGGAGAACTGATACACAGTATCTATGCCGGAACTGGCTATACTACCGTGGAATACTCCGGGGAGATTGTCGGCAAGGTTTACAGGTATCTGCCACCGGGGGATGGTCCTGGCGGTGGTATTAGGGATGTAGTGACATACAGCTGGGTCGGGGAATATTTAGTAGGGGGTGGTGTGTAGTGTTTGGATTACCAGAGGCTCTTATGAGTTTTATTCGGCGGCAGGTCGGACTGAGGACAGA